CGTTTTGCCGCCGATAAAACCGGTATGGACGCGAGCTTAGTTAACAGTGAAACCGAAGCCGAAGAAATTGTCACCGAAGCGACAGCAGCAAGGCAAGTAGACCAAGAGCAGGAGCAACCCGTTGAATAAACTACCTTCCCCGTGGGACACCTTAGAGTTAGAAAATCCAAGTCAAGATAACGAAGAAGCTCAGCAATTACGTTTAGATTTAAAGCGTAAATTTCAACTTTGTTTTGGCACAGAGGCCGGTAAATTTGTCTTAGCACATTTAACCGGTAGAGCTTATTTAAAACCTGTGGTCGATGAACACGCGGTTAATGTCTTAGCCAGTGCCGGTATTCGTGAAGGTGAGATAAGAGGCGTTAAATATATTCATTTAATGATGCAACCGGAGAAATAACATGCCCCGAAAGAAAGCTACCCCGGCTAGTAAACAAGCCGTTATTAAAACGGAAATAGCAAAGCCCGACCCTATCAAGGTCAAGCCATTTACTTTTTTAGGTAAAGAAGCTTTGAAACATTTCAGTGAAGAACATCAAGCAGAGATAGGCGCGCTAGTCAGAAAATTTCAGGGCCGTTATGGTGTCCGGTTATCTTATATCGCAAAATTCAAAGCCTTTAAATTATTGCGTGGCGCTCAGCATGTGGATTGGATCACCTTGAATGATTTGATGAAACGTTACGATTGCAGAATTGCCCCGGTCGCTATGCAAGTTTTACCACAAAGACCCTACAAAAACACTAGAGTTTACTAAGGATTACTATGTTTACGTTAAACCACATTTTACGTCAATCAGTATTAGATGAAGGTGCCTTAGAGGGTGCCCCCGATAACAGCCAACAACAACAAGCCGCCAGTGTTTTAGACGATAACACTAGCGCTGATGTTAACGCCCCGAACATGAACGTGGAACAATTCTTAGCCAATTTTAGCCACGAAGAAAAAGAAAGCGCGTCAACGTATGCCAGTAAATTTTCAGACAATGACGGTAACTTAGACGTTTCTAAAATGATTAAATCTGGCTACAACTTGGAAGGTAAGTTCGGCTCGTTTACCGGTGCCCCGGAAAGTTATGAACTGGCCACCCCAGATTATTTAGACGGTGATGTAAACCTCGAAGACCCCTATCTACAAGAATTTATGGGCTTGGCCAAAGAGTCGAATATGAGTCAAGACTCGTTTGCTAAGTTTATGGATATTCACCTGAGAAGCTCTATTGCCCCGCCGGTTGATATTAACGAAATGGAAAAAGCTATCGGGCCAGAATTTAATGCTATGCGTTCAAACATGGCCGGATTTTTTAAATCTCGCCTAGACGATGAGGGTTTTAAAGCCGTCAACGGCATGATTAACAGCCCGGAAACTTTTCAAGCGCTGTACTCAGTGTACAAAGCCAGTAAGCCGACCAAGATTGACGATACCGTTCGAGACTCGTTTAACCACGCGGAATTAAAGGATCAAATGGAGGCAGAATTTAACGCCACAGACGACCACGGCAACCCTAAAATGCGCGATCCGGTGTACTCAAATTCATGGCGCGAGCGTTGGACACAGTACATTTCTGAATCAGAGGTTTAAAAAATAAGGTTGCTTAAATATTAATCAGATGTAAACTTCAGGTGTACGGGTAACTCTATCGAGTCCGTTTTTTGTGAAAATACCGGCCCTAAATTTTTAGGATAACCACAAGAAACTACTTTAAAAATGGAGTTATCCTCATGTCTAAAACACTATCCAGTGTTGCCAAGAAAGAATTCGATATGGAAGTCAAACAAGCCTTCCAAGGTACAGGCAAACTGCGCGAATGCGTAACTGTACGAAATAATGTTGTTGGCGATACTTACAATTTCCGTAAAATGGGCAAGGGTCTTGCCAATCAAAAATCAACGTCTGATTTAGTTACCCCAATGGACGTTTCACACGATCTTATCCCGGCAATTCTAGGTAACTGGAACGCGCCAGAGTACACCGATATTTTCGACCAACAAACGGTTAACTTTGATGAACGCCGAGAATTAGCCAGTGCTATTGCTAAAGCCTTGGGTCGTCGTTTAGACCAAATTATTATTGATGCAATGGACGCGTCTACCCCAACAATCCCCGACATTACTGTCGCTACTAACCTCAAAGTCGATACCTTAATTTCAGCGTCTACCGCACTGACTGACAAAGGGGTGCCGAACGATGGTGGCCGCGCTTTTGCCATTAATGCTGCCGGTTTAGAAGGTCTGTTAAAAGACGAAACCGCCACCAGTGCCGACTTTGCCGCCATTAAAGCCTTAGTAAAAGGTGATATTAGCTCTTACGTTGGTTTTAACTTCAAAATCATTGAAAGCCGTGTTGAAGGTGGCTTAGACGTTAATGCAAATATTGTTGATGCGTGGGCCTTTCACCGTGATGCGATTGGCCTTGCTATTGGCATGGACGTTAAAACGTCAGTTGATTGGATTGCAGAACGCACCTCTTGGTTATCTAACGGCATGATGAAAGCGGGTTCCGCTGTTCGTGATTTAGATGGTTTAGTTCGTGTTCAATATGACCAAACGGCATAAGGAGAATAATCATGGCTTATGGTTTACAAGGTTTACAGCGTACAGGTGGTGGGTTAAGTTCGGGCAGTGTTGCCGCATGGACTTATTCCAGTGATGATAATTTTGCTACGGTCGCGGGTGCTGATTATTTTATTGATGCTATCAATATTTTAAAATTGGGTGACGCCATTGATGTGCATGACACTGCCGGTATTGCTACCGATGGTTTTGTCAGTGCTAACGATGGTACGACCATTACAGTATCAGCCAAAGCCTAATGGCGAGTAAAATTGATTTAATAAATTCGGCCCTTGTCCTCATTGGGGATAAGCCGCTGAATTCATTAACTGAAGATAGACGGGCAGCAGTCGCGGCCCTTGCTATATATTCAGATGTTTTTGAAGGTGAATTAAACAAACACCGGTGGGGATTTGCGCGCACCATTGCTACGCTAAATTTACTCGCCGCCAAGCCAAAAATTGCTAGTTTCAATTATGCCTTTCAATTGCCGCCCGATTTATTAGTCGCGGTTCGTTTGATTCCCAATGAATACGATTACAAGCGTTATGGCTATCAGATTTATTCTAATCAGCCCGAAGTACAACTCGATTATATTCGTAAAGTCACCGAAGCAGAGCTACCCAGCTATTTTGTTCGATTAATGACGTATGCCCTTGCTAGAGATTTAAGCATTGCTATACGCGATGAATCAGACCGTTTTCAAGCAATGGCTATTCGTTACAAAGAAGAAGCCAGAAACGCACGTTTCCAAGATTCTGCCGAATTCCCACAAGAACCCATTCAAGACGTACCCTTTTTATCAGTGAGGTTTTAGCATGGCTTTTAACCGTCAAAATATGGCGCGTGTAGCCAGTGCTTCAACGGGCGCACAAGCCAATTGGTTATATAGAACCACAGATAATATTATCACTGTTTTAGACGATAACTATTTTGTCAGTGCTTTTACTGATTTACGGGCCGATGATTTAATTCAAGTTAAAACGGCAGACCGCTATTTTTTCGTTTCGATTATCTCGGTTAGTCGTAGCGAATTGATTACCCTGAACGTAACAATGGATAAACGGGCCGTTTTGTTTGGTGCCTCGTTTGACAATCAAATCCCTGTCGCAGTTGATAGCCCGATACAGGTTGAATTTGGCCCTAGCATTTTAGCCAGTGACGGCTCAGTGAGTTTGTCTGCTAATGGCGATATAACGTTTTTAATCACTGACATTTATTCCTTGGTTGGTCTTTTTGAATACAACCGACAATCAAGCGGTGGTATTACCTTGGCGTTTATTCGTGCCACCTTAAACGGTGTGCAATTGGGCAACTCTATTGCTATTGAAGCAAACACCAGCAGTCAAACACAACCTTTACAATTTTTATTTGAAGCCGTTTTCACCAAGGGTGATGTGCTTAAAATAGAGTTTTATCGTGATAGCACAGGCTTTGACGATGGTGAATTAAGACCGCAAAATAGCGCTATAGGTTGGAATAATAGCCCTAGTGCGTCTGTACGAATAGCGAGGTGATTTATGACCCGCTCCATAGTACAACAAAACTCATTTATCTCAGGAATTCTTGACCCACGATTAAAGGGCCGTACTGACATACAGCAATATTTTCAGGGGGTCGAAACCGCTGATAATGTCTTGCTGTTACCACAAGGCGGCTTACGTCTTGCCCCCGGTTTAGCCTACATTGAAACCTTGCCAGAATTGGCCGGTGGTGGTGTCTCCAATGTGCGTAAATTTGAGTTCAGCGTTTCCGCGACCCGATCATACTTATTGGTTTTTACTGAAGACACCTTGCGAATTTTCCGCGAGCAAGTATTTCTGGTTGAAATCAACAACGGTACTCAGGCCGATACGCTTTACAGCAATGACAATATTAATGAGATAAACGAAGCTCAGATTGACCAAATAATAATTCTCACACAAAAAGACCAAGGTTTTAGGCGTTTGGTGGCGCCGTTAGACGGTGAAGACGATAGCGACATTGCCAATTGGTCATGGGACGAGCCGACCCTCATTGCGCCAAAGATTGATTATAACGACACGTTATCCCCTAATCCGGCAAATGATGTTCAAGACATAGATTTTACCGACTTTTCCGAAGGTGATGTTTTTCGTTTGATGCTCGACGGTATTGTTACCGAAGACATTGTTTTTTCTATTAGTACCTCGTCAACCGCTAAAAATATCAAAGTCGCTTTATTAAATCACCCCCTTACCGGCAGTACCGGGGTAGCCGTTAGTAACTCGCACGTTGTCACTTTTTCCGGTGCTAGCGCTGATGGTTATGAAGTCATGACCGGTTATGCCACACAAAGTAAAGAAACCGCAGCCGCGATAACAGTTAGTCATAATCAAACCGGTCGCAGCAGAAAGGAAGACGGCTGGTCAGAAACCCGTGGTTTTCCGCGAGTGATTACCTTCTTTGCCGGTCGTACTTATGTTGGCAATTTAATTTTTAGAAAGTCGTCATTGTTTGGCTCAAAATCCGGTGATTTATTAAACTTTGAATTAGCACAGCAGCGTGATGATGATGCCATTTTTATCACCATTGCTACTGACACCTTAAACGAAATAACCAATCTGGTATCGGGTCGCAATTTACAGATATTTACTTACGGTGCTGAATTTTATGTACCGACTGAAATTCCCACGCCTTCAAACTTTGAAGTGCGAGCGCAAACCAACCACGGCAGCGGTTTTGTTAACCCGATTCAAATTGACGGGTCAACGCTGTTTTTAGAGCGCAAAGGCAAAACCTTACGCGAATTTTTATTCAGCTTTCAAGAAGATTCTTATCAAGCCAATTCAGTGTCTTTTTTAGCCCAGCATTTATTCAATGACCCGGTTGATATGGACGCGCAAAAAGGCACAGCCGCCGACGATGCTAACTATGTGATCATCATCAATAGTGACGGCAGCGTTACCGTATTAAATACCTTACGTTCCCAGCAAATATCAGGTTATACCCGACGATTAAATATTAATGGTAAAGCGATAGCGGTTGCGGTTGTTGACGATGTGGCCCACTTCACCATTGAACGAGAAATTAACGGTATAACGGTGCGCTATTTAGAGTTTTGGACATTCGACTCGTTTATGGATTCTGCTTTCACACAAACCTATGGCAGTCCTCAAACGCTGATAACGGGCCTAAGTCATTTAGAAGGGCAAACGGTCAAGGTTATGGCTGATAACTCAGTATTGCAGGATAAGACGGTTGCCAATGGTGAGATAACCCTAGAAAGACCGGCGACCACGGTTGATATTGGCTTATGGCAAACACCACGGGTTAAACCCATGCCCTTGTCGGGTGATGGTGGCACCGGTAACAACCTAATGCGAATCAAAAAAATTACCCGTGTCGATTTGCGCTTATGGCAAACGGCAGCGGTTAACTTTGACAAGGTCACTGTGCCAAGACGTAAATTTGCCCCGGCTAATAATTCCCCTTTGAACACAGCCCCGACCCCGTTTACCGGTGTGGTGGGCGATTTAGAATCGAATGACGGCTGGGTGCGTGAATTAGCCCCAGAAATAACCCAACAACAACCGGGGCCAATGACTATTTTAGCCCTGACTTACGAATTAGAGGGCAGATAATATGCCGGAACCGATAAGCGCAACCGCAACGTATCTCTTGTATGCAGCTTACGCAACGGCGGCAGCGTCAGCCGTGGCCAGTGCCGTACAAGCAAAAAAACAAGGTAAATTTCAAGAAGCCACCTTAAAAAAACAAGCTGAAACGGAAGAAGTTGAAGCGCGGGAACGCGAGTTACAGCGCAAAACAAAAATGAATAAAATTTTAGCTGCCCAAATTGCAGGGCTAGGGGCTTCGGGCATTAGTGCCGAAGGTAGCCCCCAGCGTATTGCTACTGAGTCGTTAAGGGAAGAATCGTTAGCCGGTCTTGCTGATGTGGCAACAAGGTCGGGGCGCGAACGTAACCTCAGCGCACAAGGCAGTGCGGCACGAAAATTAGGCAATATTAATGCAATAACCGGCTTACTTTCCAGCGGTGCATCTATTGGCACAGGACTAGCACTCAATAGTTAAGGGTAAATCATGGCGCAAACCCCAAGATTTGAAAGACAAACATTTTTTCAAGCTCAAGCCCCGGACGATAGCGCGGCTAGAGTGGCGAGTGGTCTTGCGTCTGCGTTAAGTCAATTTTCTAATGTCGCTTTATCCGTTGGTGAAACAGCGGGACGTTTGATTAAAGCCGATAAAAAGAAGCAAGCTGACTTAGACAAAATACAAGTAGGTCTAGCCGCGACAGACATAGGCGAATCAATACGTTTTGCCCAAGGTTTGTACGGTGACGATATCGACGCGTTTAATATGTTCGTTACCGGCAGTATGAAAGGCACCACCAGTGCCATGCCAGAACACTTACGCTTAGCCACCATGCAAAAGGCAGACGCGGCTTATAAATCCGCGTTAACCGAAGTTAAATTAGC